TGAGCGCTCATTAATAATATCTAAAGCGTAGTTTGTAGTTCCATCTGGATTTTTTGCGTCTGATGCAACTGATACAAATGGATATGTTTCTAGAACAGTACCTTTAGTTCCAGTAAACTTACCATCTTGATCAACGACAACTATATGAATTTCATCATTTGATGCGTTACGATCTGCTGCATAATCAGATGTTGATGGAGCTTTATCAAAATTATCCTTATATGACCACGCATTAAACTGTGTAGCATCTGAAGGACAAATTTGAACTTGTAGCGAATTGCCAAGCGCGCCTGGATATTTGCCAATAATTGTGTGTGAATCTGAATCTAATCCGGATCTTTGTGCATCAAAATCTGCATCGTTCTTGACAAACTCTGTAGGAAGTGTACCATCACTATCCGTTCCGAGTTGACCAATTGGTGAACGTGCATTTTTGGCTGCAGTTGTTGCTTCCCTCACTACTTGTAGGTTACTTGAATAACGCAAGAAGTATTGAGCCGAATGGAAGTCAACAGTTGACGCTGAGTCTGGTGTCGCAAATGTATCAACAAGAGTTGCCTCATTGTCTACTAATACTCTTTGTGCGACAGGCCCCCAGCGGAAATTACCTGTGATTGCGCCAGTAGTTGACTGTACGTTTGGAACGCCACCAGTCAGATCTATCTCTTTGACAACAACCGCAGGGCTTTCTGACGGTGTACCTAATGCCATTTTGGTTCTTCCTTTTTAATGATATGTTAACATAATACGGTTGTTTTCAATATTTGCTATTATTTATAATATTATAAGTCTCTGTCAAATACACCATCATGACCTGCTAAGTCAGGATCGAAGTCTTTAATTTGCCAAGTATCTTTTTCTTGACCTTCTAAAACATCCATATGCGCTTGACCATCATCAATAAATCCAAACGGTACCATATCATCTTCAATTTGTTTCATCTTATTCTTAAATAACATTTCTTTTAAATTAATATCTGTCATATCACCAAAATATTGTGTAGATGCAAAATAACCAAACATTACCAAATTCATCATAAGATCGTCATGATTGCCGTCTGATGCCTCGTATGATTGACCTCTAGCTTCAAAAGTAGAAATTTCAAGTATTGTAGTATCATCAACAATACTAAGTTTATTATTTTCTAAAATGTCTTTAATTGCTGAACAGCCGAGTCTTTTTGTTTTTCTTGTTATTTCGATACCAATTGCATTTGCTTTAATTGCAGATTCAACGTGCACATTTTCATATTCTAAATCATGATATAAACCATTACAAACTACAGTACCTTGATCATTTGATTCAATTACAACATATGCATTGTTGTAGGATTTCGCGTACTTATATATAATATTAGGGAAGAGTAAAGGAGAGATAGTGTTGTTCCGATAAACAGCAACCTGTGCAAACGGGCGAACGCTAATATCGATTAAATTAAAAGTAGAATAATCCTGTCCTCTTCCCTTACTTACATCTACTGTCATGATATAATCATGTTTTTCAGTAGGTTTACTATATACTTTGAGATCGCCATTCTCAAGTGTTTCGATATAAGGTTTTGCCCGAAAGCCTAATAAGGTTTCGGCATTAATAAGTGTATCACCTGTTCCGAAAAATGTATTACCAAATTCTTGGTCAAATTGCAATTGACTTGTATTAGCAATAGTTTCTTTTTTCCAGTTTTCATCACGACCCGGTACATCCCACCAATCTACGCGGAATGAAATAAATTCGTTTATTGTCTGAACTGCTCCTTCCCATATTTTATGGAACTGATTACCAATACCATTTGCAGTAGACGTAATAATAACTTTTGTATCTCTACCGGCAGATACAACAGGATATGTTGATGTATAAAATTCTGATGCTCTTTCTACAAAGGCAAACTCATCTAGATAAAGAAGGTTAACAGACATACCTCGAATAGAGCTACCGGAAGTAGCAGCAGCAATTATTCGCGAATTGTTACTAAACTCTAATGAACCTTTGTTAAGCGCCTTTGAACCCGGTTGTAAAAAGAACGGAATGTTTTCCAACATAAGCGTGATACGAGATAGCATTTCCCGAGCAGTCGCCCCTTTGTTCGCAAGAACCGCAATTGTTTTTTCCGGGTGAAAGATTGCATACCAGAGGAGATACGCACATGCCGAGATTGATTTTCCTGATTGACGGCAAGCCAAAACGATTGAGAAACGATGCTCATTAAAGTGTCCAAACATTTGCTTCTGATATGGATATAGCTTAAACGGAACTAAACCATCATCAAGTGATATAACCTTTACGTATTCTTCTGCAAAGTAAATAGGATCATCCATACACTTTTTGTATTCATGTAATAATTCTGGAGTCCAAACTTGAAGAACACCATCACGCTTTACATTAGAATTTCCTAGGTATGAATCATTTTGTTGTAGTGACATTAACTAGTTTTTCATCTTCGCTTGACATCATTTTCTGTAAATCAGTTGTAGTTAAATATAAATTATTTGTAGTTTGATTTGCTAACTGAGGTTTATCATCCTCTTTATTAATGTCTTTTTGTTTTTTATTCAAATCCATTAATTTATCATTTACGTCTGATATATTCTTAATCATACCAGAAAGTACTTCGTATGCCCTTGGATGCTCTGATTGTCGAGCAACCTCAATCATATCTTCTAATGATTCTCTACCTTTTTCTATAAGATCATAATACGTTTGACGAGAGTAATCATAATCAGATTTTACATTTTCATTATCAGACATAATTAAGATATTCTAAGCCATAAAGTGGCAACTTCAGTTGCAACGACTGCACCAATTGTACTACCCATGCACCGCCAAGTTCCAGTTTGATAAGGTCCAAAGCCTAAACCACCTGCAGCACTACACGGTCTTAAGACGCTTCCGCTTTCAGTAGCACCAAATGCATATCCAGTTGTGCTTGGCCATGGTGACATAAATGCATAAGTTCCAACAGCGCCGTTGGTGGAACCGCCACCAGTCGATGATACTTCACCGCCTGCACTAACAGTAAAATCATTAGAATTAAACGATGCCACACCAACACTACTTGTAGTAGCAATATCTAATGTAACATGACCGTCTGAACTTACGTTAAAATTAGCAGAATCAAATGATGCTACACCACTAGAATCAATTGGCTTAATACCAGCAACTCTTCCAGCTGCACTTAAAGGGTTAATTGTTACATGCCCATTAGTTACAACAAAATTTGAACTATCAAACGATGCTGTGCCATCACTGTCTTTTGTTGCAAGTCTTTCAATCCAACTTACATGACCGCCTGTAACACTGAACCGCGATGAATCAAATGATGCGAGACCCACGTCATCAGCCGAAGCTATTTTTTCTATAAGAGATACGTGGCCACCGGTAAGACTAAACCTTGATGAATCATATGAAGCCAATCCAATGGAATCGGTTGTGGCTAAATATGAAGCAACAGTACCGCCCCAAATTGAGTCTAGAATTACCTCAGTATCATCTGAATCATAGTAAATAGGAGTACCGGCTGCTTCTAGTCTTGTTACTCGAGTACCAAGATTTAGCGCTTCTAAAGCATCCGTTCTATTATCTAAATCTGTAAAGTTGCCATCGAGTTCAGCAAATGTTAATTCGCTTCCTTTTATAAGTCTTAATATCATAGGCATTAGCTGCTATCTCCTGCTTGAACTATTTCTGTGCTAAATCCAAAATCGCTATCTGGTAAGCCAATTGCACTTGCTGGATTTGGGCTAACAGTTACTCTTTCTAGATATATATCTGAATCTTGCATTCCTGCGTTCATATTAAATAATTTCGCATTGGAAAGACGAATGATTTCTTTATTCTCAATATCGCCATAAAACTGACATTTCATTTCAAAAGTAAGATTGTATATAATTGTTCTACGTTGTTCGAGTGTGCTTTGATAATCATCTTCAAATGTTACACCAGTAATTGCAATGGGAACGTCTTCAATAAAATCTGGGTATAATTCTTTAAATGGATATATTGAAACAGTATACTGCGGATTAAAAGTTGGTAAGATTTGTTCTACTAACTGTAATGCATCATCTTGATTTTTTGCATATATGCTTAAAGAGAATCCAATGTTATATGGTACAGGTGAATAAAACTTTTGTCTTTTTTCTGGTGCAGAACCTTTAGTATTAAAGTTACTAACCTTAGCTAATTGCCTGGTTAGGTCATATTGAATATCGGTAATTTCAAATGACATGCGCGGTAATTTAATTGCAACTCTTGTATCATCCTCAAGACTGGGGTTCTCACGAATTCTTTCTAAATATTTTTGTCTCGGTGCATAGGCGAGCGGAACCTTTAATTGATTCAAAACTCCACCGCTTGAATTTTTACGTACCACATATAGATTATTAAAGAGTCGACCAAAGATTGAAACCGACTTTCTAATTCTTTCGTGATAGTAATGTCCACCAAACATTATTGATTCTCCGGATCACCAAATGGATTATCTTCACTAAAGTCAAGGAAGTCATCTACATCTGTTGAAGTAAATAAGTCGTTTTGTTCTGTTTCACTAATGTTATTTATTTCGTTTACACCGGTGACTTTAAGACCTACAGAGCCAGCCGGTGATATTTTATTTAACGTAATTCCATTTACAAATGTTCTGAATTCTCCGTCATCTGCACCAACATGTGCAAGGAAAAGATAACGGCTTCCATCACTATCTGAATCTAATTGATATCTTTGTACTTCGCCTTTTATCTTTGTACCTGAAGACAACGTTTGTGTAAGATCATCTCCTACTGAATATTGACTATCAAACGCAGCAGATCTGCCACCTATCAATACAACATTCGGTATTGATGAATAGCCTTCTCCAGAATCTACAATAATTAATCCACTTACTTCACCCGTTGCTGAATCAATTGTTGCAGAGCCAATAGCTCTTTTATAATCAAATGTTTCTATAATATCTGGCGTTTGACCAAAATAATAATCTGTAGCAGCATTTGCATATCTATTTGATTGAACATTATCAAAGATAGGCTGTGACGTTTTTTTCGTAAAAGTGAAGTGATCTACATAACCCGTAAATCCCTTCGAAGGAATTTTACCAACTCCTGTTGATGTTGCAATAGGTGATGAGTCATTAAGATCTGCACCAAACTTAATAACATCTCCACTGTCATATGGATAATTATCGGTAATATTAAGAGTAAAGTCAGAGCCTTTTACGCTATCAACATTTGGTCTTAAAACATTATTTAAAAGCTCGAAATGTACAAAATTCCATTGATTAGAATCAAGAGCATGATTAGCGTATCTTGTTTGTGTAATTCCTACTGCATGTGAATCAGCGTTGCCAGCAGAATCAACGGTGAAAGCCATGCCTGGCAATCCGTTACTGTCCATTACAATTCTAAAATCGTCAGACCATGCAATTGTACAAGCATGAATTGAAGTAGGTTTAATCCAAAATGCCAATTCAGCCGGCTGCTGATTTACTCCACCATAAGAACTAGTAAGAGTTGCTACAGCTGTAGTATCTGCAGAATCATGTACAAGAGAACTTGCGCCAAAATATGGATTAGCACTATCAATTTTTCCTAGAAATGCGCTATCAGCAGGTATCGGAAAATCGATTACTACAATAGGTGGCGTAGTATAATAGTTACCAGAATCGGTAATTGTAAGACTTGAAACTCTTCCCATTACGTAATACTCGCAGTCGCTGTGGCAACTTTCGGTGCCAATAATGAAACTCTATATTGATATGCATAATCTCTTTCAATAGAGTCAATGGTTTCTGTACCAGTATCAAAATCTTCTCCAGTATATTCAAAGAGAGTACAACGCATTTTATAAACTGGTACATTTTCTATTTGATAAAAAGGCTGCTCATGTTCTACGTGACGTATTTCAAACATAGACTTTGTAAGAGGAAGATAAATTAGATCACCTTCAGTAGGTCTATCACCTTGTAATGCATTATCAGCTCTATTCACTTGTGTAGACCATCTAGATTTTGATACTACAAACGTAGCTTCATCTCTAATCTCTACGCCAAATCTTGTAAAGAGATCTCCTTCACCATCAAAGCCTTCAGCATTTTCAATATACATTTCAATCT